GATCTTTCACCATTGTCTGATAGTTCGTTTGTAATAGGAAATGAGTCTATATGTGCTCTAAATTTAAAACGCTCTGGGTCACCCCAATATGCATCCGAGGCATATTGTACTGCTTCGATGATTTTATTTAATTGGTCGTTATAATAAGTAAATATTACACAATCATATGTTATTGTTAAATAATCTGGTACAACTGAGGCATATAGCGTCTCTTCAGGTTTAATTCCGTTTAAGATATTAAATTTACTATAAGCATTTTGTTTACTATATTTTTGTCCGGTAACTACTATATTATGAGGATTATTAGCGTCTAATTTGTTAGTTAGATTTCTATTTTTTTCAATACTATTCTTCTTGAAAGCAATAAGTGGGGCCATTATTCTACCTTGTAAATCTCTATAATAACCATCCTTTTGGAATGATTTCCATTTTTCAGGTGAGCCATAAATAACAGGTACTTCTACTCTTTCCCCATTTTGGATAACAAATGGTTTAATAACATTTTGAAAATAATACATTATAGCCCAATCTAAATCTTCTAATCCGATAGATAAAGGTTTTACTGTATCATCTTTATATGAAAATTGATTACCTCTGTTAACTTGATTAGCATCATTAGGATTACCAGTAGGAGAAAACCCAGGTGAGCCAACTGGTGGCTCATAAGGTGTCTGTAAAGACTCACTTATTTCTTTTTGTGTTTTTGGTATTGGTTTTCTTCCTTTAGCCATTATAATCTTTGTTTAATTATATTTACTCTATCTGCTGGTATGTAATGTGTTTCGCAAACTACACTAACATTATATCCAAAATTAGCTAGGCCTGGGTTAAGAGGATTGGCTTCATATGGGTAGTCAGGATCTTTACCTGCAAAGAATTGTCTGATATTTGTATTGTCTATTTCAAAATAACTTTCTTGATATAAAATAACATCACCAACTTCAGGATGAACACTAGCGTCTACTAAGTCATCTCTTAAAAATGCTACAGTAATAGGCCAATTGAAATCTACTCCTAATTCACTTGTAGGAGAAGTATTATCACCTACAGTAATCAAACCATTTAATAATACAGGACCATCAAAGAATTTACCTCCTGATGCTTCTCCATACATATTTACTTTAGTTTTATCTAAAACATATTTGTAAAAAGCACATTGTTGAGTGATAACATCATGTAATAGTTCTCTATTAACTTTTCTAAACATTGATATGTCTCTTGCAGAGCCAAATATTGCCATTATCCTATAAAGATTGTCATTGGTACATTATTAATTTCCTGTTTTCTAAAATCGCTTTCTTGGGCGCGTCTTTCTAATAAAGAACGTTTAGAAGTTTCATCAAAATATCCTCTTATTCTTTCAATTAAAGCCTGTTTTTCAGCTGTTGCAGCTGATAGTAAATCGGCTTGGTTTAAAGTCATGTTTTGGTCAGGGATAGGAACTGTTGAGTATTTTCCTCTAACATATCCTAACATTTCTTTACATAATGCTAAAGTATATTCAAATATCCACTGTCTACCAATAGAATTTATTTGTTGATAGGTTGGATTACCATATGGAGCGTTTGATGGATTAGTAACTGTGTTAGTTTGGATTAATCCATTTGTATAACGTTCTTCATTTTTAATATAATTAAACCATAAAAATCCTCCTCTAGCATCACTATCTGATGGAATTGGGAATATTTTTAGTTTATTATTTACAATATTAAATGTATAAGCAGATAAGCGAATTGTATTACTCATTTCTATGCCTTGGATTACTCCAGCGTCATATGCTACTGGCATCATTAAGTATCCTCCTCCGTATCCACCTCCATACATTCCACCAAATAAACCAGCTGCGGGTACTCCTCCTAATCCTCCAAATCCTCCAAATGGAGCGTACATTTGATTTACAGCTGGTATTCCTTGATAGAATAATTGTTTAACTTCTATACTTCCAGATATACTTTGACTTACAGCCCATTCTGTTAAATCATAATCTTGAACTCCAGGTGTTAAAGCTAAAGCTCCACTATAATAAGTTACATTTCCTCCTGCCCCTGCTTCTTCACCATATTGTTGTGACGTACGTACTATAGTAGCGAAATTAGGTGTTATAAGCGCGTTATTTAAATTTGAGCTCGTAGGTGCACCCTCTAGTGATAACATATTATCTCTTACTTGATACGCGTAAAGTTCATTACCGTATGTAGTAATTGCTTCTTCAAAAGCAGCATAAAAATTTAAATCTTGTAATTCAACTTCCATAATAGGATAACCTAACCTACGAGCAACAAATGTTGTTACTTTATCAGCATCTGCTTGAAATTGTACATCATAGTCATAAAATCCAAATGGTGTATTACCAGGGATAAATGAACTAGAGCCAGGATAAATAGGTATATTCATATTATGTAGTCGCTATAAAATATTCAATAGTAGCAGGAGAGCCTGATGGAAGAACTAAAATTTCACTAATATAATCAGTAATGTTACTAAAAATAGATGGGATTACTGAAGAAGTAGCTTGTGTTGAAGATAAACAAAAAGAATTACCTGGCTCAATTATATTCGTTAAAGAATAATAATTTGTATCAGTAATAGTATCATAATTGTTAACTACTAACATTACTGGGGTTGTTGACTTATTAGTTACTCTACCATATTTAAAACTACCTGTAGTGAAATAAGCAGCTCCTGAATTTTCTCCAGCACTAAAGTGAAATAATGAAGTATGAGAACTTGTAGGTATTGACATTATTCTATTATCAATATTATTAATCCCAGTTATAGTTTGAGTGGTTAATACTCCTCTATCATTACCATCTAAGGTTATTTTTTCATTTATAAGTACTGTTAAGTCTGCCATAGTGTGTTTTGCCTATAAATATTTAGTCTCTGTACTCTGAGTAAAGGTTAAGTATAGGTTCTACAATTTCGTGTCTATGGTTAGTCTTAAGAGTAATTACTTTAACTCCCCTAATTTCCGCCTCTAATCGAGTGAAAAACCCAATTCCAGAATCTTTTTTCTGTTTTAAGTCAGTTTGAGTAATGTCTCCACAAAATATCATTTTACCACCTTTACCTAAACGACCTAAAATCATTTCAGTTTGACCATGAGTAATATTTTGACATTCATCTACAATCACTACTGCGTCTGGGAATGTTCTACCTCTCATGAACGCGAATGGTACGATTTCAATTTGTCCGTCAGCGACCATCTTTTCTATTTTAACTTTATCATACAACATATGTAAGTTAGCATAGATAGGGGCCAACCATGGATCCATTTTTTCTTTTAAGTCACCAGGTAAAAAACCTATTTCTTCTTTGGCAACTGTAGGTCTGGTAATGATAATTCGTTCAATGTCTTTTCTAAACATTAAATCTAAAGCAACTTGGCAAGCAACTAATGTTTTACCTGATCCAGCCATACCTTTTAATAGTGTGACAGGGTGATCTAAAATTACTTGCTTTGCTTCTTTTTGTTCATCATTTAAAGTTATTTTAAATGTGATTGGATTTTTAGGCTTCCTCTTTTCTTTGAAGATATTTTTTGCCTCTTCACTTCTGTTGAAATCTGTCATGACTTATTATTTGTGTATAAATATAACAAAAAAGCCCAGAATAATCTGGGCTTAATTGTTAGATATTAAGGTAATCTATTAAAGGGTGTTTAATCCGTTAATGTAGATCTTACCATAGAATTCAGGACGTAACATCTTCTTAGCGAAGCGAGTCAACAATCCTTTACGTGGAGTGAAGGTGGTTGGATCGTAGATAAGAGGAGTCATGATCAATGGAATGTATGGAGCAAATACAGCACCTGCCTCTAAGAATTGTTTACCACGGAAACCTACTAAGATAGTATTTTCAGTCATGTAAGGGTTCTTATAAACAGTGTAACGGCTATTGAAAGCACCAGCTTTCTGTACACCGAACGCATATTCCATATCTTCAGCACCATTAGCATTACCAGCAAATCCTGGGATTGATTCTAAGATAGTTGATACAGTTGGAGATACTACCATGAAGTTAGCACCACCACGTAAAGTCAACTGGTGAATCTTGTTGCTGATCTTGTTAACTTTAGTACCTAAAGTTTGGAACCAAGCACCTTGAGTGTTGAAGAATCCTAAACTAGCTGTTGGGCTTGTAGTAGCATCTAAAGTAACGTTGTTAATAGCTGACCAGTACTCAGTGTTATTAGCAGGAGCATCTTCAATCAACATGTCAAGAATTTCCAAGTCAATCTCTAAAGAGATGTACTCACTCATAATGTTAGTTAATTCAGCTTCAGCATCCAAGTTTTGGTAAGCGTTCAAATCTTGTGCGAATTCAGGCGTCCATGCAGCTTTCAACTTTTTAGTTTTAGCAGTGATAGCTTGAGATTGCATAGAAATGTTAATTTCTGGGATAGCTGATCCGATAGAAGTACCTAATGAGTTAGGAGTTGAAGTAGAAGGGGCAGCTGTATCTTCGAAATCACCACGACGGTTATCCGCAGTAGTCTTTTGATAGAATACTACATAAGGTTGGGTAGCGGCAACTGCAGTAGAAGCAGTAATGAAGAAAGTGATACATCCACTAGCACCCATAGAGTTACCAGCTTCAAATGTAGTAAATGCTGGTAAGTTCATAGTAGCATCAACACCAGAACCACTAATGATAAATCCACGAACTGCGTCTATGTCAAATGTTCCATTAGCAACAAGAGATGATGTTGGGAAAATTAAAGCTTTGATTTGACCTGCAGCTACAGAAGCAGATAAAGATGAATCATAGTTAACACCTGACCAAGAACCAGTAACGATAGCACTAGCAGCATTAGTAGCATTGTTAGCAGTTAAAGTTGTATAAGAAGATGAGAATTGGTTGGTAGAGTAAGTAAAACGACCTGCACCATATAAACCACCTACTGGAGAAGGGTTTGAGAATGGAGTAGCGCTAGAGGCATTACGAGTACCATACATAGATTGACCATTTGTGAATGGGTTCTTAGTAGTACCATATTGGAAATCTAAGAAGAATACAAGACCAGAAGGCAAGTTCATTGGTTGAACGCTAACGAATTCTTTCGCTGCGATTTGACCAAATACTTTACGTACTAATGGCAATGCGATTCCAGCCCAGTTCTCACCAGATGTACCAGAACTAAAAGTAGCTGAACCTCCGTTAACTGAAGATTGCTCGATTACTAATTGCTTTGCTTGGTTTTCCAACATCAAAGCCATGTTGTTTTTGTTTACGTCCTCACCTAGACCTTCCAAAAGGCCGGTTTTGTTCCATTTGTTAGCTAATTTAGCTGCGTCACCTTGTAATGACTTCCATGGGTTTGCGGACTCTACTAATGATTGAATTGTGTTCATTTTTTGAGTTTTTTGTTTTTAATTAATTTTTAATTTTTTTATTAACGTAAACCTGCTAATCTTTGCATACGAGCAAAGGCATCATTTACTTCAATAATTTGTTCTTGTTTTGGGGCAGCAATAACAGTTCTAGAAGCTGATCCTAATGATTCTTTAATTGGATTCTTTTTAGCCGTTGCTTTCAAAGATTCAGTTAAAGTTTCAAATACTAATTTTACTTCCTTTACAGTTTCTGCTTTGTCAAATGTGTTTAAAACCTTTACTTTTTCTGATTCGGTAAGATTCTTAGCTTTGAAGATTTTGTTAGTGTAAAGCAATTTAGCGTTTAAAAGATTAACTTCGTTAAGTTCAGCTCTCAATTCAGCAATAGCGTTGTAAGCTTCTTCTAATTCGTCTTTCTTTTCTTCTGCTTTTTTAGCTTCTTCTAATTCTTCTTCTTCACCTAAAATTTCAGCTAATAATTCATCGATTTCGATTTTGTCTTCGTCTTCGATTTTTTCTTCGCCTTCTTCGGTTCCGTCTTCAACATCCATGTCAATATTCATGTCTTCCATGTCTTCCATGTCGTCCATGTCCATATCCATTTCTTCTTCATCTTCTTCACCTGCCATTAACTTACCAGATGCAATCATGTCGTCAATTACCTGTGTTACAAGTTCTTCGATGTCTTCGTCTGACATTTCTTCTAGCATTAGATCTTCATCTATTGCTTCTGATTTGTCACCTTCTGCCATCATTTCCTCTTCCTCGGTAACTCCCAACTCAGCTAAGATTTCCTCAAGACTAAGATCTTGATCTTCTGAGCCGTAATTTTCTTCTACTCCTTCTTCTTCATCCATCTCATTTAACCTTTCAGCAAACATTGCTGTGAGTTGTGGGGTGAATGCTTCTTCAAGAGCAGCTTTTGCACTCGCGATAGCTGTTTCCTTAATGGTTTTAGCCTCAGCGATTGCTTCTTTGAGCATTTCTCTGTTCATTTGTCCTCAATTTAATTTGTTTGGAAATACGTTTATTAGAAACGTAATAGATTGTTTATTAATAAATACTACATAGAAGGTAGCATATTTGAACATACATATATATAGAGATATGTAAGGTCGCGTTTTGTAAAAAAGAAATGCCCCGCTTTTGCGAGGCATCGATCCTAAAATACTATTCTAGGAGGGGTTAATTTTTATTTCTTAGAAATTAGATGTATAATGATAAAATCTAGCTAAAGTATTCATTATATTGTTTCTAAGATTTGAATCTATTTTACTAAATTCTGGATCATTTTTAAAAACAGAGTGAGCATCATTCATATCTTTTTTATTAAGATATTTATCAATCAACTTACCATATTTTGTTCTAAGTTCAGATTTTATTCTTTCTTTAGCTTGATTGGCTGTTTCTCCTTCTTTTTTCTGAAATAATGATGGTGCTGTTTCTTTTTTAAAATTAATAGCACTCCAATGAATATCCTCTTCCTCTGTTAAAACTTTAGTAATTTCCTCTTTAATAATACGTAATAAATCTGATTTTTTCATAATTAGAATATTGGGCAAGTTCCGTTAGCACATAATATATCTGTAATAATAGAGTTTACTGATTGGTACTTATTAATTTGTTGAGGCAATTTAGATTCATTCATTGTACCTCTTTCTTTCATATATGAACCTGGGTTTGAGGGTGTAGAAACAAAATCCCAACATAGTAGTTCAAAGTCATCTTGTACTTCCATCAAATCACCCATTTGTTTTAATGAACCCATACCACGAGATGAGACACCTACTGGTATTCTGTTTTCAAATAATGCTTTTAAGATATTACCTGATGGTGTAGGCAGTAATTCAATTGCTCCCATTACGTGGTCTCCATCCCACCAAATTTTCTTGATATTATGAGATACATTTTTTAAGTTAATAATAGAAGAATCAGGGTGGTCTAATTCGCCTAACGCTCTGTTAGCACGAACACTTTCCATATATTTATCTATTTCACGTTCCCATAAATCTCTTGAGTAATATCGACCATTACCGTTTTTAACTTCACAAGTGGCCAAAATACCTTCTACAAGTGGATTGCTTGTTGGTACAGTGCCTTCAACTAATTTTAAGGGCTTAGCTGTAAAATATTGGGTTTCAATTAATACTTGTTTCATACTTTTAAATCAAATTTAACTACACGTCGTACTGTGTCTTCTAGTATTTCGTAGCTTTCGATTATTTTTTCTATTTCTTCTATATACTCTCCTAATTGATCTTCTGTCTCACCTAGTTTATATTGTAAGTCGTCTAATTCCTCTAGTGTTTTTTCATCTTTAGGACTTAATTGTGACTGCTCATTCTCTAGTTCTTCATATTCTCCTAAAATAGCCTTAACCTCATCTCTAAATTCAGACATTAATGATAATTCATTTTTGACTTCTCCTACAAACTCAGTTAATGCTATAACCATATTTTGGTATCCGTTATCTTTTTCAAGTATATCAACTAGTCGTTTTCTCCAAGCAATTGGTTTAGAATCTAATTTATTCATAAATTCTTCTAAGCCGGGTACTACGTCTGTTATTTTGTTGTAAATTCGGATTTGGCGTTCTTCTTCTAATTTAGTATGAAATTTTAAATCTCCTTTCTGTAGACGTTGTAACATATCTAATTGTCTTGGAGTAGCCATTCCGTCTCTTTTTTTAACAGAATTAATCACAGATTGAAAAAATTGCTTATTAGAATTAGACAGACCGTTACTTATATCTAACACTTTTTGATAAAAATCGGTGTTGACTTTTTGATCTTCAAGTAATAAATCTACTAATTTAATCATCATTTTTTCTTTGCTAAGTTTTTCCACATTGCCGCTGCTGCTACTTTTTTACCTGCTTCTTCTGAGCCGTATTCTTTTTCAGCTGCTTTAGCTACTTTTTCAAATCCTTTTCCTTTTTTGCCAATATCTTTTCCGGCGTGTGCTTTTTTAGATATAGCTGATTTTTCTTTTTTAGTTAGGCCGGTAGATGGTTTCTTTTTAGCTTCGTGGATTGGGTTAGAATCATCTTTTACTTTAGATAAAACATAGGCAATAGCATCCATCACTCCACCTTCTGGTTTGCTGTGGTTGAAGTATGTATTAGTGATGTCTTCAATATTTTGATTAGCAAATTTGATAGCATCATTATAGTGGCGTACCAAATCCATATCTGGTTCACCGGATATAGTCATGCTATGTCTGTTTTTAGTGCGCAAATCACTTTTTAACTTATCAATTAATTTACTTCCGAATGCTTCTTCATCAGCATATGCTTTTGGATCTCTTTGAACTTCGTTAGTTGATTTAGATAATTTAATAACATCTCCAGCGTAAACTTCGTCTCCATTTTCTAATTGAAATACAGGTAATGGTTCACCTGCGTTTAAACTTTGGCTTTTGTATTTACTAGATACTTCTTTGCCGTCTTTTTTATAATGAACTATGCTGTCCTTAGTTACTTCCATGGCTTCATCTTTAGTGAGTTCAGTTAACACTTCTTTAATCAATAAATGAATTTGAGAACGTAGTACTGATTCTTTTAGATCACCATATCCTGATGATTTAAATTTGCCTTTAGGTTCTTTTGGTTCGCCCAATCCAGGTGCTTCAGTTGTGTATCCTACTCCTTTAATTCCAAATTGACCATTTTTAACATAGTAACTAATGTCTTTAGCTAAGTTTTTAGCAACAATAGCTCTTAATTCTTCAACATCTTTATCAGCGTTTTTAGGATCTTTCATTTCAGTATAGTATCCTTTTAAGAACTCTTGACCAAATAAGTTATCATAATTCTTTTCATCCTTATTATCATAAGCATGTTTTTGAATGTCTAATACTTCTTTAGATGGATTTTCTTTAGCTTCTTTAAGACTACCTATATTAGGTAAAGCTTTACTATCTTCTTTTCCTTGCATTTCTTCATCACCACGACGAGCTAATTCTTCATCCTCATCTTCTTCTTCCTTAAGCTTATCCATATTCTCATTAAAGATAGCATGCCAATCTTGTTTTTTTCCTGGTGTTGCTACTACTCCTAAACCAGCGATGTTTTCACTAATGATTCCTCTGTTTTTAAGAATGCGAGTTGTATCTTCAAATGTATTAACAGGTGATAGTATGTCTGGGAATAAGCGATAAGCTGATTTTAAGAAATATGCTTTATCTCCTTTACCTTCTTTAATAAGGTTGTATTGTGTTTGTAGTGTTTTTTCCATGGTTATTTTTTAAATAATTCTATTACATCATCTAATAGTGAGGCGGCTAAATCTGTCCCATAAACTGCTTTAAACTGAGGGTTTTCTCTGTATGAATTTATAGTTTCTTTTTTAGCGTCACTTATTAATTGAATAAGTTCTTTTAATTTGTCTGATAAGTTATTGTAGTCGCCTAATCGTCCAGCTATGTATTTTTTAACTTCTTCATTATCTGTAGGTAATGTAGAGATGTATTCTTCTATATCAAATGAAGATTGTTCTTCTTCCCACAAATGTTTTACTTCAATGCCTTTAGCTTTTTTATTTAAAGCTTTTTGGTTAACTGGTTTGAAACCGAGTTTATAGTAGTAGATATTTTCTGCTCCTTTAGCTTTTTTATTAGGATTAAACGCAGTAGGGGTAGCGTAATTTGCACCAGTACCAGGAGTAAATGATGCCCCGGTTCCGGTAGCACTCATTTCTTTTATTTTCCTTTTAATAGATTCTTTTATTTTATCTACTTTTTTCATTTAGCTATAGTTTCTAATTCTTCAACTAATTGATAGTATTGCAACAAATTTACTAAATTATCATCAGAAGCTTTATCCATCTTACCAAGTAAAGGTAATATACTAATTACTTCATTTATTTTGATTTGAATAGCTTTATCAGTAACTGTTTGATTTAACTTAGTCAAATGAGTTTTGATTTCATTTACTTTAGCATTGTAAAATTCTTTAAGTTTAGGGGCATTGTCAACACTATTGATAAACTCTTTTAATATTGACTTTTGATTAGTGTTTAACCCAGCATACTTATCATTAAATTTTTCTAATAATACTCTATATGCTAATACCTGTACATCTTTATCTTGCTTACTGAATTCTTCTAGTATGTTATTTTTAACTTCTTGTTTATCAATATTAGATTGAGTTAAAAACTCTAACAATACAGTTTTATTGTCAATAATTTGTGAAGGATTTAAGACGTCTTCTCCACTATATATTTCTAAAAGAGAATATAATGCCGCTTGTGCTTTATAATTTGGAAGTTTAGTTTTAAAAAAATCTTCTACATTATAATAAGATCTAATCTCATTTACTAAATTATATTTTTGTCTTTTTAATGCTGAGCGATTTAAGTGTTTAGCGCTTTCGATAATAGTATTTAATATCATGTCCGCTTTAGCCTCACTAACGTTTACATTCTTAAAGAAACTTTCGTATAATTTGTATTCTCTTCCTAACTCAGTTTTTGTAAAGTACTTTTTTAGTATGCCTGATGCTTTTGATTCAACTCCAGACAATGTGTCTGCTGTAATTTGTCTTACAAGTAATTCAAAAAGAATGCCAGTGTTTTTGTACTTTGAATGTTTAATAGTCATTCTTAGGTATATTTTTTGTTATAAATATGTATAAAAATATTATTCTCGTATTTGGGATTCATCTAATAATGAAGACTCTTCTTTCTTTAGGGATATTTTCTTTTCTAAACCTTCAAGTAAAGTTTTATTTTGGAGAGTTTCTAAAGCTAATGGTGAGCCGCCTTTAAAATTATTTCTTAAAGTCTTATCTTCACCAGTATTATCACCTTTTTTCATACCCGTTGCTCCTAATCTATCTTTACCAAATGGATTTTCTTGTGTCCCAATATTAGTTGTTTTCTCTTTAGGGCGTCCTAATTTAAGATCTTCATCATATCCATCAGGTATTCCTCCATTACGACTTGTCCCATATAATGTTGCTAAGTCATGGGGTGTACCATATGATTTACCTGATTCTAATGGATCATTGCCCTCGTTTTCAATTTGTTTTAATCTGAATGTGCGCTTTTGGTCTTCAGCAATCAAATCTCTGTATTCATCATATTGATCTTCACTTAAGTGGAAGATATTATCATAAATCCAGTCAGTAGGTAATAATTTAGTTTCCATCATTTGGCGAGCTAAGTCTACCTTTTCTTTCATTAACGCAATTCTTTCTTGATCATATATGATAGAAGGAGTAGTTAATAATAATTCAAAGTTAGTCAATTGCTCATTTCTATATCCTTGAGTATATAAATGGACTAATGCAATCTTATTTAACTCAGATAATATAATACGTTGAATACGATCAATTGTACGAGCAAAACGAATATCTTCTGCTGCTAATGTTGCTTTACCTGTCAAATCTTTTTCATAACCCATAAATGCTTTAGGTACTTTTAAAGCAGCGAATAATTTATCTCTCAAATAAACTACATCATCAATTGCTGTGTAATCCATACCTTTAGTAGGTTCAATCTTAGTAGCACTATCATTACCTCTTACAGGAATATAAAAATCTTCTAGTAAGTTTTGTTGATTATACTTCATGTTATATTCACCACTTTGAGGATCAATAAATGGAGTTTTCTTCATTGTATTGATAGTCTTTTGCATGAAGTTTTCTACTTCATTTGGTGGAATTGAACCAACATTAATATAAAAAATGCGTTTTTCTGGGGCGCGAACAATACGATGGATTAACATAGCGTCTTCCATCAGAATATATTGTTTAAATAATTTACGAGCTGGTTCTAGATATGATCTACCATATGGGAGATAGTTAACATCAGTAATTAATCTGAAGTGAGCCATCTCATAATTATCAAAATAAATTTTATTGTCTTGTTTAGTAGCAGAATAAGTACCTTGACCTGTCACTCCATAATATCCGGTTCCACCTGCATATCCATCTGGTGAGAAGGCATATCTAACTGCTGCTGGTGTTTTTGGGTCATATCCTTCTTCACGGGCAATATGGTAAGCAGTATATGGTATAACATTATATACACCAAATTTCTCAGCAATTTCTAATTTTAAGAAAAAATCACCGTATTTACACATTTGGCGAATCCATGACCACATATTAAACTCAATATTTAATACATCATAGAATAAGTTATATAAAATTTTCTGTGTGTCTTCGTCGCTACTTTTAATTTGAAGTACTTCACCCATATCGTTCTTGAGAGTGCATTCGTCTGCGATTATATCCAAAGCAGATGCGATAATAGCGTCTGTATCCATGGCATCATAATCAGAATAGATTTGAGTACGTAGATATCTCCAGTTAAGATTTAATTGAGCACCATATAGCGAGGTGCTATTACTAGAATAGATACGATTATATCTATCTACAAGAGCGTTTGTTTGAAATTCTCCAGTTGATTGAATGCTATTAACATCCATTACTTTTAATTCATTTCCGCCTGCATTACGAATTATTACATCTGTTGAAAATAATTTCTGTAGCCTCGAAAATACACTAGTATCTGCCATTTTAAATTAATTATATGTT